GATCAAGCTCAACGACGGGCAATATGCACAAGAAAATGCTCCATATAAGATGAAAGAGCCTCTTCTTGTGGACATCATCCATCAGGCCGACATTATTTCAACGAAGCAAGAGAAAAACTCCGCCGAGTAATAATTACCGACATGACAAGAGCCCTTCGTAACTACATCAAGTTGATTGTGTCAGAAGCCATGAGAAATGCCCACGTCGCTGGACAGCTTGTGAATGTAGACAAAGATAAAGGCTCTCCTGAAGAGGATAAAGACAAAGATTCGGAAGAAGAAGTAGAAGAGATGAGCACCGTTGCCGGTAGTCTTGGCGGTGGTGGTGGTTACACAGCTCCGCTTGGTTTATCTGGTCAAGACGTTGAAGGACCTGCTTCTAAAGGTGAACGCAAGAAGCGCAAAAAACCAAGTTGGTCCTGATATCATCTCTTGAACATAATAGGATTCGGAAAGTAGGGTAGATACATCCTGTATGGTGCAGGGTGTATTTTCTCTCATATCGGAATAGGAAAGAGGAATAAGGAAATGGCAATTGATTTAGAGGCAATTAAGCGTAGGGTTGCAGAGCTTTCTGGCGTTAAGAAGTCTTCTTCTGTCCAGCTGTGGAAGCCGGGCATTGGTGAACACAAGATTCGTTGTCTACCTTGGAAGAATGCTCCTGATGGTCAGCCTTTCATGGAACGGTGGTTTTATTACATTGGTGAAAATGCGGGTATTTTGGCTCCAAATCAATTCGGCAAGCCAGATCCTATCAACGATCTCATCCGCAAGCTATACAGCAGCGGTAAGCCTGATGACAGGCTTCTTGCAAAGAAGTTGCAACCTAAGATGCGATGTTATGCGCCTGTCGTAGTTCGTGGGCAAGAAGATAAAGGTGTGATGGTCTGGTCTTTTGGAAAGATCGTCTACCAGCGTATGCTTGGTTTCTTTATTGACGAAGAGGTCGGTGACGTTCTTGACCCTCAAGAAGGATTTGACCTTAAGGTGACGTTGTCGCAAGCTCCTGGCAAACAGTTCATGGACACCATGGTTGATCCTGCTCGACGTCCCACAAAGCTTCATGATGATGCAAAACAGGTCGAATCATGGCTCGCAGCTGTTCCAAACATTGATGATATGTATCGTCTCAAGTCTGTTCAAGAGATCGAGGCAGTCCTCAATAATTGGCTTAATGGCGGTGCTCAAGACGATTCTTCAAAAGAGACGACTCGGGGAGCGGCTCCTGTCGACGCCCTCGATGATCTTGTGGCTGAAGTCAAGGCCGCTTCACCAGAGAAGCCCGCGGTCAAGAAGTCGAAGAAGTCAGACGATGATGTGCCTGTCAAGAAGCAGTCTCTCGACGACGCCTTTGCCGATTTGATGGGCGATTCTTGAAGTTAGTCTAGCGTTAGAGCAACAAAAACGCCAGGGATCAGCAAGGTCTCTGGCGTTTGTACTATCAGCACAAAGTATAGGATAATACCCGTATGGCTAAAAAAGACAGAGCGAATGAATCTGAAGTTGTTGTATCTTCTTCTAAGAAGAGTGATGTTGACGATATGATGAAAGACTTGATTTCATCCATCAACAAAGAATTTGGACAGCGAATTGCTTTTAACTTGTCTGAGATGGACGCTCCAACCGTTGTCAAGCGATGGATTGAGACAGGATCTATTCAACTAGACTATGCTATTCGCAACGCTCTGGGAGGTGGATATCCTGAGGGTCGAATTATCGAGATCTCAGGTCTTCCTTCTTCTGGAAAGTCCCATTTGGCTTATCATGCCGCGGCTGTCACTCAAAAGATGGGCGGTCTTGTCGTCTATATAGACACCGAGAATGCGACGCCTGTCGCCAAGCTGGCCGACATGGGTATTGATGTAAGAAAGAGGTTTGTTTACTGCGATTCTCACTGTACAGAGGAGGTTTTTTCTATCATCGAATCCACTGTTTTGAAGGCCAAGCAGCTTATCGAAAAGAACGTTCCCATTCTTGTCATCTGGGATTCTGTGGCGGCTACATCTCCAAAGGCCGAGCTCGATGGTGAATATGAAGATAATACGATCGGTCTACAAGCTCGCGTCATTTCAAAAGGTATGCGAAAGATTACGGGTGTCATCGGTCAGAACAACGTGACGTTGCTGTGTCTCAATCAAATTCGTGAAAAGATCGGTGTTCTTCACGGCGATCCATTGACCACCCCCGGGGGTCGCGCGATTCCCTTCCACGCTTCTGTCAGAATTCGTCTTGGATCAGGTCATCCTGTCAAAGACAAGGCCGGCAACATCATTGGTATCCATACGACAGTGACGGTTAAGAAGAACAAGGTGGCTGCCCCCTTCCGAAAATGCGAGTTTGATATTATCTTTGGCAAAGGTATCGTGGAGGAAGAATACCTCTTTGACGAAGTTCGTTCCCACTGCAAATCATTTGGGTCTGTGAAGCGTAACGGTAAAGAGATTAATGTCAGTGGCGAGGGCGCCTGGAAAGAGTTGGTCGTGACTGATTCAAAGACAGGCGAAGTCATTCTTGAGAAGAAGTTTTACAAGTCAGAGTTTGGTGACTTGTTGCGAGATGAAAAATACAAGGGTTATCTTTTAGAAGCTATTGATTCGGCCCTCGTATTGACAGGCGGTGAACCCTCGGGGGAGGGCGATGGAGAAGGAGGAATGAGCGATGAGTAACTTAAATGAAGCAGCAAATCCTGTATGGGTCAAATATGTTGCATGTGAAGGTGTTACAGTCCCTAAGTATCAGACTTTAGGTTCCGCGGGGTGTGACTTGCATTCGACAGAAGAGTGTATCGTAAGAGCTAGCGATAGGAGAGTCGTCAACACCGGATTGAGACTGGAGTTACCTTCAGGTTACCAAGCTCAAGTTTGTTCCAGATCTGGTTTGGCAGCCAAATACGGGATCATGGTTCTAAATGCGCCTGGAATTATTGATCAAGATTTTACGGGAGAGATAAAAGTGATCTTGTTTAACTCAGGTAAGGAAGATTTTATTGTCAAAAAAGGCGATAGGATTGCCCAACTTGTATTTTCACAAGTCTTCCAGGCCATCTTCCAGAAGTCGGAAGAGGTGCCTTCTACAGTACGTGGGGACGGCGGTTTTGGTAGCACAGGACGATAAAATATTTTAAGAGGACTTTCCTCTTAGACAGATATATTCATACAGCTCATGAGCGAACAAAGACCCATATTGATCGTCGACTCCATGAATCTTTTTGTTCGCTCATGGGCCGCATATCCTTCCATGAGTTCACACGGTTACCAGATGGGAGGATGTATTGGATTCATGAAGACGTTAGGCCGTATCTTACACGAGATGCAACCGCGCGCGGTATATACGATCTGGGAAGGAGGCGGATCTCAACGTCGACGAAAGCTATACGCTGATTACAAGCTGGGACGCAAACCCGAAAAATTGAATCGGTTCTATGGTGATGACATACCAGATTCTGAAGAGAACAAAAAGCACCAGCTCATCTCTCTTCTCGGCATGTTGAAGAACGTACCCGTCTGTCAGATCTATGCTTCTGACTGCGAAGGTGACGATGTCGTTGCTTATCTGTGCCGCGGTCCGTTTAAAGACAGCGAGAAGATAATCGTGTCGTCTGACAAAGACATGTATCAACTGCTCGACGACAAGACGAAGATTTATAGTCTGCACAAGAAGAGGCTCGTAACTGAACAAGAGATATTTGAAGAATTTAGAATACGCACATTTAATTTCGCTCTTGCTAAATCCCTCTGTGGCGATCCTGGCGACAACGTACCAGGTATCAAAGGATTAGGATTCAAAACGGTGGCAAAGCGTCTTCCATTTTTAGGAAACGATAAACAAATTTTGTTACAAGAAGTTATCGACTTTTGTCAGGCCCACACCACCGAATCAGCTATTTATCGCCGAGTTGTGGAACAACAAGAAGATGTTAAGAGGAACTGGCAGCTTGTACATCTGGATGGCAGCATGCTGTCTGCAAACCAAATTTCCAAGGTGCAACACGCCATCGATACATTCGAACCTCGTGTTAATAGGATTGGACTCATTAGAGCTCTTGTCAAGGAAGGCGTCGGCGATTTTGACGTCGAAGGATTCTTTTACGCTTTTAATTGCACTGAGGTAATAGGTACTCGGTGCGGAGACCAACAATGTTAGAAACTGAGAACAAGTCTACAAAGGTAACTTTTGGCACTTATGGTAAATCTTTTCAAGAAAAGATCGGTCAAGCCTTATTAACAGACCCAAAGTGGGCCGAACAAATGATGGAAGTATTTGATTCATCATACTTTGAACTAAAATATCTTCAGTTTCTAGCCGACAGATATTTTGCTTACTCCAAGAAATACAAGGTCTTTCCAACTCTTCAGCTTCTCGTCACAATCATTAGAGAAGATTTAAAAGTTGGCACAGACGTCATCCTCCGTGATCAGATCATTGATTACCTGCAACGGATGAAGGCAAACCCTGACGCCGGCGACTTACAGTTTGTTAAAGATAAGTCCCTCGATTTTTGTCGCAAGCAGGCTCTCAAGAGCGCCTTAGAAGGTGCCGTCGATCAGATGCAGGCCGAGAGGTATGAATCGATTGTCGATTCCATTCGTAAGGCTGTTTTGGTCGGT